GTAGAGCAGTTGATACCTATCGTAAAGCGGGCGTGGACGTTCCTGTATATCTCATGCCGCTTGGGGGTAGGTCGGAAGAATACACTCTCAACGTACAAGAGGTGGCGAACCTCTGTATGGAACGAGGCTGGCGGTTCTCGCCTAGACTCCACATCAGCTTATTCGGAAATGCCTGGGGAACTTAAAGAAATATCTAAATACAACAAAGGCGTACATACTGAAGAACAATACGAAAAGATAAGGAAACAACTTTGAATAACTATATTTTTACCAGCGAAAGTGTTAGCGAAGGACATCCAGATAAGGTTGCAGACCAAATCTCAGATGCACTAGTTGATGCAGGACTAGCAGCAGGCAACGAAACAACTCGTGTTGCTGTTGAAACACTTGTAACCACCAATCATGTTACATTGGCGGGCGAAGTAAAAAACTTTAATGTTTCAAATGACCAAGTAAAAGATATTGTTCGTAACAAGGTTCGAGAGATCGGTTACGAACAAGCAGGCTTTCATTGGGACAACTTGAATATCTACAACGAGATTCACAGCCAAAGTGCTGACATTGCATTGGGTACAGACGACTTTGGTGCAGGAGACCAAGGACTGATGTTTGGTTATGCTTGCAACGACAACGATGCATATATGCCAGCACCTATCTACTATGCACACGAAATCCTAAAACAACTGAAAACCATGCGTGGAGATGTGCTCGGACCAGATTCTAAATCACAGGTCAGTGTAGAGTACGAAGGCGATCGTGTAAAGCGAATTGACCAAGTTGTGATAAGTACACAACACGCAGACGGCAGTATTAATCAGGCAAAAGCATTGTCTCATGCTGCTGCAACACATGTGTTAGGAGACTTAGTTGATAAAGATACTGTATGGCATCTTAATCCTACAGGTAACTTTGTTATTGGTGGACCAGACGGTGATGCCGGAGTTACTGGACGAAAAATCATTGTTGATACCTACGGTGGTTACGCTCCTCATGGTGGGGGCGCATTTAGTGGAAAAGATCCTACAAAAGTAGACCGCAGTGCAGCATACATGGCAAGATGGTTGGCAAAGAATGTTGTTGCTGATAACATGGCAGATTGGTGTCAGATTCAGTTGAGTTATGCTATTGGTGTAAAAGAACCTACCAGTGTGTATGTAGATTCAAATGGACACAATCGTAGTATTCAACAGTTTATTGAAAGCAACATAGACTTAACGCCTAAAGGCATCATTGATAGATTTGACATGTTTAACTTTACCCAGTATAGTAATAACTGCACATACGGACACTTTGGAAACAAAGATGTACCTTGGGAAAAGATTGGGTGGTAAAATGAAACAATGGCTTAAACGTATAACTGGCATAGAGGCTAGAGAAAAAGAACTTCTCGAAAAAGAAAACTCAGTTTTAGCAAAAACTGATCCTAAAGCACTTGCAAACAAACGTAAAGAGCCTTGGGTAAATGTATTAGATATGCAAGTTAATGAAGATAATATACGTAATGGATTTTTTGAACTTGACTGGAATGACTACTTTATAGAAGAACTAATCGAAAACGGTTATGGAACTGATGCAGATGCACAAGAAGAAATAGTTGATAGGTGGTTTAAAGACATTGTGTATAACATGTTAGTAGAAGAAGACATGAATCCAGATCGTAATGCTGGATACATTAATGTTGTTCCTATTAGTAAAGGAAGAAGCGAAATATCATGAAACTTGTAGTATTTGGTGATAGCTTTGTTGAAGGACTTATTAAAGAACCTGTTGAAAATACACCAGAAGAACGTAGTGAAATAAGTTTTGTAAATCGTATCAAAGATTACAGTAAGTTTATTACCACTAGTCAAAACATGGGATTACGAGGAAATGCAAATCAAAAGATTGCATATGACTGCTATAGCTGGCTTAAACTATGTACCGAAAATAATATTTTTGTTGTTGTTGCATTTAGCGGTTTAGATAGACAAGCTCATTATTATAGAGATACAGATGCTTATCATTGCTGTGAAACAAATCTACATGCCGACGAACAGGGTTATTTTATTAAAGATGCATTAGTGCTTTTATTACACGAAGTAATGAAACAAAAGAATATTCCACATTTGTTTGTAGAATCATTTGTAAAATATGTTCCCGAACAAATATATTATCCAAAAGGTATTCCTTATGAATCAACTCCTTTGAGTGATTTGTCAAAAAGTTTAGCAGGTTGCCTGCATCCTACAGAAGTTGGGCATCATAATATTGCAAAGTATTTGTCTAAGCGTATAGACGAAATCATTATTAAAAAGAGTTCTTGACTTTTACTTTAAACAATGCTAATTTGTACATAACTAGCAAAGAGGCGTTTTATGACTTATATTCTTATTGACACTGCTAACACATTTTTCCGTGCTCGTCATGTTGTACGTGGCGACATTGATACTAAAGTTGGCATGGCAATGCACATCACACTTAACAGCATTAAGAAAGCATGGCAGGACTTCAACGGTTCGCATGTTGTTTTCTGTTTAGAAGGACGTTCATGGCGTAAGGACTATTATGAGCCTTACAAGCGTAATCGCAAAGAACACCGCGATGCAATGAGTCCACGTGAAGCAGAAGAAGATAAAGTGTTTTGGGAAATCTTTGACGAGTTTAAAGAGTTTGTAGGTAACAAAACTAACTGCACTGTACTACACAATCCTGTACTAGAAGCAGATGATCTTATTGCTGGCTGGATACAAAATCATCCTAACGACGATCATGTTATCATTAGTACAGACGGCGACTTTGCACAGCTCATTGCACCTAATGTGCGTCAATATAATGGGGTAAGTAATACTACTATTACTGTAGAAGGATATTTTGATGACAAAGGTCAGCCCGTGGTGGATAAGAAAACCAAACAGCCAAAACCTGCTCCAGAACCTCAATACATGTTGTTCGAAAAATGTATGCGTGGAGATACTAGTGACAATGTGTTTAGTGCCTATCCAGGTGTTAGAAAAAAAGGCACAAAGAACAAAGTAGGTCTACTAGAAGCATTTGCAGATAAACAAACAAAAGGCTACAACTGGAATAACATGATGCTACAGCGTTGGGTAGATCATGAAGGTGTAGAACATCGTGTACTTGATGATTACACACGTAATGTTACATTGTGTGACTTAACTGCACAGCCTGAACATATTCGTGCAGAAATAAATAATACTATTCAAGCAGTTGAAAGCAAAAACATTAGCCAAGTGGGTATGAGACTTATGAAGTTTTGTGCTCGTTGGGATCTTCAACGTATTGCAGATAATGCTGCACAATATGCTGAACCATTACAAGCGAGATATAATCAATGAACGCAAAAGAAATTTTAAAAGACAAGTTTTGGATTGTAGAAGAAAAAGGCGAAAAGGTAGGAACCCTTACAAAGCAAGATGATGGATTTTTGTTGAGTAAAAACGGAAATGTTACCATGTTTCCTACTATCAAAGATTTGAGTAAAACATTTGGTAAAAACTTCCTTATCGCTAAAATCTACAACGAAGATAAAACAGAAGATAAATCTGTTCACGGTTTTCCAACACGAACATATCCGTATAATAGTATGTTTGATATCCAACGTAAGTTACCTTTGTTTACAAAAAGTGAAAAATCAAAAAGTATTTACTGTGCCGGATACTACCTAGTCAAGTTCAATGTCACATGGTTAAAAAGTTTTTGTCCAAAACTTATTACTATTGAGAGAAATCAATACATAGGCCCTTTTAAAACTGAACTAGAAATGAGAGCAGCATTAAGTAATGTCAATAGATCCGATTAATACACAACCTATACAGCAGTTTATAAAGCAAGTACAAGCTGCTGAAAATAGTAGGGCAAAAGATATAAGATTAGATATAACTAATGCAAAAAATTTGGCTTTTACCTTAGGTATTGTTATGTCTAGAATGAATGGCGATCTAGAAAAGTTTGTAAAAGAAAATGCCGGTGGCAGTTCAGACGAGGTCATACAAGTACAAATGGGCGGAAATGCTGATTGGACTTGATCAATAAATCAGAAAAAAGAGATTTTTTTAGATAAATATATACGTATATAACTAGGAGACGTATATGAGCAGGCCTAAACCAACGGTGCTTATGGAGTTTGTTGATGGTAAAACTTATCGAAGTGAGCAAGTATTAGAAGCTGAGGCTATATGGGCAGTCTTTCATCAAGGCAAGCCTTTTAATCTAAAAAGTCAAAATACACTTACAAACTATCCAGGACCTAAGTATAAGAAAACAAGTTTCTCAAATCCCGGTCATGCACATAACTTAGCAAAAAAACTTAATCAAATGTTTAAAACAAACGAGTTTGCTGTGTATAAACTAACACACGGCGATCTTATCGACAATGAATAAAACTACTTATACCAAGCTGTTTTTAAAACAGTTAGGTGAAACAATATCTGATCAAAATGTACAAAGTGTTAAACATTTATGGTGGTATAACACAAGAGACAAAAACGAAGGAGGTCTTAGATTAACAGAAGAAGGCCTTGACGTTCTAAATAGATTAGAAATTGCTACATATGAAATACCGTTTCCTCTTCATATGACTTTAACAACACAAATCATTATTTTTTTAGACAAGTTTATTGACTGTCCATATTATCTAACCAACCGAAGTATTATTGTTACAATGGAGAAAAAAGCAGTAGAACTCACTTTGTTTAGTGGGGATTTACGCAAGTATGGCTTAACAAAAGCGATGACAAGACAAAAAAAAGATGACGAAGCCTCTTGACCTTTTGTAAATAATAACTATATTAATAGTATGAAACAAAGCAAAGAGGGCTTACAAATGTTTACTTACAGCGACGATATTATTTCTGATCTTCATAAAGATGCATATGGCTTTCGTCCATCACAGCGTTTCTTTGATGATTGGGCTGAATATACACCTGCCGAAAAGCAAGAAACTTGGGACAGTTTAGTTGCAACTATGGAGTATAACCAAAAGGAAGAGGAGCGCATCGAAGCTGCTAACCTTGTAGAGTTCCGTAAGCAGGTAGCTGCTACTATGAAGTTCTGCGATTGCAACTGGAAAAAAGCAGTAGAGTTCTTGTGCGATGCAGAAGATGATGATGTTAACTGTGAGCAAGGGTTTGATTATTTCTTGTGGAAGCAAGGTATTGGCTACAAAGACCGCCAAAATATTCGTCAACTTTATAAAAAATAAGGTTGACTATGTAATATCAAACTGTTAATATTATGCATAGGCACTGAAAAAGAGGAATACAATATGTCAGATAGAACTATTTCACCAAACAAAGCAAAAAAATCTATTCGTAGAGCACTTGCAAGAAAACGTCCAATCTTTATTTGGGGTCCTCCCGGTATTGGTAAATCAGATATTGTAGCACAAGTTACCGATAGTTTACCAAACTCGCATCTAATCGATATTCGACTATCATTGTGGGATCCAACAGATATCAAAGGCGTTCCGTATTTTGATAGTAACAAAAATAAAATGGTGTGGGGCGCACCAGAAGAACTTCCAGACGAAGAGTTTGCAAGTCAATATGATAATATTGTTGTATTTTTTGACGAGATGAACTCAGCTGCTCCTGCTGTACAAGCGGCAGCGTATCAGTTGATTCTAAATCGTCGAGTAGGACAATATAAACTGCCCGACAATGTAATGATTGTCGCAGCAGGTAACCGTGAAGCAGACAAAGGTGTTACTTACCGTATGCCTGCGCCGCTTGCAAACCGCTTTGTACACTTAGAACTTGCAGTTGAGTTTGATGATTGGTTTGCTTGGGCTGCTGCAAATCATATCCATCCAGATGTAATGGGCTTTTTAAACTTTAGTAAAAAAGACCTTTATGATTTCGATCCTAAGTCACCAAGTCGTTCATTTGCAACTCCACGTAGTTGGTCTTTTGTATCTGAGTTTTTAGACGAAGATGATGACGAGACTACAACTACCGATCTTGTTGCTGGTTCAGTAGGTGAAGGACTTGCAGTCAAATTTATGGCACATCGCAAAGTTGCTGGGCAACTTCCTAATCCATCAGATGTTCTTAATGGAAAAGTTAAAGAGCTTAAAACAGAAGAAATCAGTGCCAAGTATTCCTTAACTGTTTCTCTTTGCTACGAACTTAAAGAAGCATCTGACGCAAACGATAAAAAGTTTGACGATAAAGTCAACAACTTCTTGCGTTTTGCAATGGATAACTTTGAAACTGAGCTAGTTGTTATGGGCATTAAACTTGCGCTAACACAGTATGCTCTGCCTATTGATCCAGACGCAGTTGAATGTTTCGACGAGTTCCACGATCGTTACGGTAAGTTTATTAAAGCAGCCCAAGCAGTGTAAGCGATATTAGTGGGTGGCAGAAATGTCACCCACTATTTGTATTTTTAGTTGACAATATTATTAAATATTGTTATAGTAAAATGTAATAAAGAGGTGCATTATGTCTACAAAAGCAACAGCAAGTAACACACGTCAATGGCAACCAGATCCTGACATCTCAGAAGAACAGTTAGCTGAAATGCAAAAAGAAGTCCACGATCGTATTATTACGGCACGTGTTGGACTTCTCTTACGACATCCGTTTTTTGGTAACATGGCAACACGTTTAAAGATTACTCCAGCAGATGAGTTTATACCTACTGCTGCTGTAGACGGTCGCAATCTTTATTATAATACACAGTTCTTTAATGCAATGACAAATAAAGAGATAGAGTTTGTTGTTGCACACGAAATCCTACATATGGTATACGATCACCTAGAACGTCGAGATGATAGAGATCCTAGATTGTATAATATTGCAGCCGATTACATTGTAAACAACTTGTTGGTACGTGATCGTATTGGCGACAAACCAAGTATTGTAGACTGCTTCCAAGACTTCAAATACGAAGGCTGGGCTAGTGAAGAAGTCTATGACGAACTGTTTAAGGAAGCTGAAAAGAATGGTCGTGAGTATGTAGAAGCATTAGGCGAAATGCTAGACGAACACATCGACTGGGAAAAAGAAAACGAAGAAAGAGAAGGCAAAGGTCTTCCCAAATACACAAAAGAAGAAATGGATCAGATCAAAGACGAGATCAAAGAATCCATGCTACAAGCGGCTCAAAGTGCAGGTGCAGGAAATACACCTGCTGGCATCCAACGTATGATCAAAGAAATGACAGAGCCTAAAATGAACTGGCGTGAGCTTATTCGTCAACAAATCCAAAGTACTATTAAAAGCGATTATACATTTAGTCGTCCTAACCGTAAGGCATGGCACACTGGTGCTATTTTACCAGGCATGAGTTTTCAAGACACTATTGATATTTGTATTAGTTTTGATATGAGCGGTAGTATTGGTAACGATCAAGCAAAAGATTTTTTAGGTGAAGTTAATGGTATTATGGACGAGTTTAAAGACTATAATATTAAAATCTGGTGTTTTGATACTGCTGTATATGCAGAAGAAGATTTTTCATATGACGACGGTAAAAGCCTACTAGAGTACGAACCACAAGGTGGCGGCGGCACAGACTTTATGGCGAACTGGCATTATATGAAAGAAAACGATATTCAACCTAAAAAGTTTATTATGTTTACTGATGGATACGCTTGGGATAGCTGGGGAGATCCGGACTACTGTGACACTGTATTTGTGATTCATAGCAATCACAACAAAGACCTTCAGGCACCTTTTGGGATTACAGCTCACTACGAGGAGGCCGCTTGAAGAAGGATATTATAAATCCTTTAAATGTTTTGAATATAAGGAGAGTAGAATTTTGTCCTCCTTATTTCGAAACTATGACAATAGCACCAGGATATAATCTATATGATGTAATAAATGATTGGATATATAGCAACCTTAGAGGCAAATACTATATAGGCAATACAGTAGCACTTAATAAAGAAGATACAATGAATACTATTATTAAAATAGGATTTGAAAACAAAAAAGAGATGAGTTATTTTATGTTAGCTTGTCCACATTTGAAATACAGTTGAAAAATATGACATAAGTATCAATATAAGGAGTAAAAAATGTCTGAACAACAACAACCTAACCCACAAGAACTAAACATCCAAGACCTTGCTACTATGAAAGGTATCATTGATGTTGCAAGCGAACGTGGTGTTTTTAAACCAAACGAAATGGCCGCAGTTGGTATTGTGTATAACAAGCTAGAAGCGTTTTTAGCAGAAGTACAAAAGCAGGCTGAAGCAGCAAAAGAAGCTGAAAAAGCAGGCGATGCAGCACCAGCAGAAAAGGCAGGAAGTGAAAAAGAAGAAGCAGCATGAAACACGTAGGAAGAATCAAAACAAATAGACACAAGGCTATTGTTGCATATAGAACTATTCCTAATGACCCTTATAATGCACTAGTGATTCTAACAGAAAATCTAAATGCAGCCGATCATGACGATCTAATGAAAATCGTAGAATCAGCAGCAGGACAAGAAGAATATGAACTAGCAACAGCACTTGCTAGATCTTATTTTATTGATGGAAGAAATATGTTGGCAGCACTGCACAGAGAAGGTCAACTTAGAAAGTTTGCAACTAATGAAGTTGAGATGACTCCTGATTCAAACAATGTAGTTGGATTAGATCAACTTAATGAAATCATTGCGTCACAGCGTGGTTTATCTTTAGAAGACTTGTCAATACAACCAGACAGCACTCCTATCAAAGAAGAAAATGTTGTAGAGACTCCAGTCCAAGAAGAAGCACAACCGGTTACACAACCTGATACGCTTAGTGACGAAGATTTAGCAAAACAACTTCGTAGTCAAGCTGATGCTTTGTTTAAAGAAGCAAAGGCACTTAGAGATCAAGCAGAAGAACTTGTTCCAACAAAGAAAAGAACAACAAAGAAACAAGAAGTTGTCGGATAAAAAACAACCACCCCACACAGAAGAGCACTGGCAAGAAATATTTGATTCCATTGATATGGAAACCTTGCCAGTCGCTTATATGAATAAAGTAATAGTTAGATTCCACGATAAAACAATATGGCATATCGATATTAAAGATAGTGCCAAAAAACAGCCAATAGAAGAGATTGAAACTTCATTGGATGAAATGTTCAATTTATATCAAGATAGTATAGAAAGTATTGATTTCCGTATGGATATGGATCGTGTCAAAGCAGATTTATCTAAAAGAGTTAAAAAGTTTTTAAAGTTAAACAAATAATAAATCTTGACATGTGATAAATACTATTAGAGAAATATCACCTAGGAGATTTAATATGGCATTCCGCTTAAGAAGAGGAACAGACGCCGAAAGACAAACCGTTATCTTTCAGGAAGGCGAACTTGTTTATGTAACAGATACCCAAGAAGTATATGCCGGTGATGGCACTACTTTGGGCGGTATTAGAATAACTGGTAGTGTAGAAGGCTCACCAGCATCGCTAACACAAAATCTTAACTTAGCAAACTACCAGATTGTTGGCAATGGTGCCATTAACATGTCTGGTACAGTTACAGCTACCGCATTTGTAGGTGACGGTAGCGGACTTACAGGTATTACCGGAGTCGGCGGAACTGGTATCACTGAAGGTCAAACATATGATATTAATATTTTAGGTGATATTGTTGCAGGAGATAGCACTCTTGCTTATGATTCAGCAACTGGTATTTTTACTGGTGATTTTTCTGGTGATGGATCTCTACTAACAAATATTACATTAGATCAGTTACAAGATGTAACTGCTATCGGTCCTAATGCAAATGACGTACTTGCATATGTTGGCGGAACATGGACAAGTATTGATATTGACAGTATATATGCCGGCGGAGGCGGAGGTTCTGGTATAATCGAAGGCCAGACATATGATATTAACATCGCAGGTACTCTTATTGCAAATGACAGTGGCGTAGCATGGGATCCAGTTACAGAAACATTTACAGGAAACTTTACTGGACCTTTAACAGGTAATGTGACTGGTAATGTCACAGGCAATGTTACTGGAGATATTACAGGTAATGTTACAGGTGATCTAACAGGAGAAGTTACTGGTGCATTATATGGCGATGTTATTGGAAATATGACAGGTAATGTTTTTGGTCAAGATAGCACAGTATTGTTAAACTCTACTACTAGACGCCTTATTGGTGATGTGTCTGGTAATGTTACAGGCGATCTTACAGGTAATGTTACAGGTAGTTTACAAGGAGAGGCATTTGGATACTTCCAAGGACAACTAACAGGTGACCTTTATTCAGTAGATAGTTCTCTCGCATACGACAGTAATACAAGTACTTTCTACGGTGGTGCATTTGTAGCAAGCAGCAACGATTTGGTAGTATCAGGAACAACAGCAGGCGCAGAAAACACAGTTACAGTCAAAGGCGCTCAGAACCGTGGTAACCTTACTTTGATGAACGAAGATGTTGCAGATGATTACGATGGTCAAAATGTTAACTTAGGTTATATTGGGTTTGCAAAAAATGATACAAACGGCGTTGAAGTTAATGTTCAGATTATTGGTAGACAAGATAGACTACTTATTGGTATTGACTCTACAGGTGCATACGCAACTGCTGACAAGTATTATGCTTTTAGAGATGGTGGATTTCATATTGGTGGTGCTGCACCAGCTGCTAAACTACATATCACAGACGGATCATTACGTTTTGAAGATAGCAGATTAATCAGCGAGATTGCAACTCCAGGCGACGGTGAAGTATTTTGGGATAGCGCAAATAAAACACTAAATGTATATGATGGTGCTATATCTGACTGGCGTGAATTTAATACAGTACGTACTGATATTTTAGAAGGTGCTGGTGTTTATGGTAGTTTATTACAACTAGTTGGCACTGCCCAAGCAGACATTGATGGTTTAGGAAATGACAGTGCGTCACTTGTTGGTGGAATGCTATACAACAGTGACAAAGATTGTTTCGAGTTTGTACAAGCAGGTAGTTATACAAATATTCCTAACTCAGGCGATCACACTGGTCAACTTTCACAATGGAACCAATCAACAGGTAAATGGGAAGTAAGCAGTTGGGAAACACCACAAACAGGTCAGTTCTTATACTGGGATGGCACACACTGGAGTCCAACAAACGCACCAGCAGGAGGTGGCGGTGGAGGCGGAAGTGCCTTTACACACATTGGTGTTGCAGCAGATGATAGTGCTATTAGACTTATAAACGAAGGCGAAACATTTTCTATTTTAGGTGGAACAAATATTACTACTTCAAGTGATGCAGAAGGCAATATCACCATCGAAGGCGTTGCTCAAGACTTTACTTGGGGAAGTATTACAGGTACACCGACAACATTAACAGGTTACGGAATAACAGATGCAGCGACAAGTGCACAGGGTGCATTAGCAGATACTGCACTACAACCAGGTGACGCTTTGGGTCAGGTAAGAGGCAGTATTATTTCAGATGATTCAACTATACTTGTAGACGGTACAGCAGGAACACTGACAGCATCGACATTGACAGGTTCGGTACCAGATGCAAGCATTGCAGAATCAAGTGTTACACAGCACGAAGCTGCACTAAGCATTACACAATCTCAAATTAGTGATATAGGCAACTTTACATTTAGTGCAAGCACATTAGACACAAGCGATTCTAGTGGTATTGTAATAACACCAGCTGTAACTGTATCAAGCGATCTTACTGTAGAAAATAGTTTGACTGTGACAAATAATATCACAGCTGATACTTTAAATGTAACAACACTTTATTATGATAATCTAGAAACAAGCGGTGCTGGCACACCAGAAATCGAATCAGATGGTGCTATTGCTCTTACAGCAGGAACTAGAGTAGAAATATCATCAAGCCCTATAAAGATGGCAAGTTTCACAACAGCAGAAAGAGATGCATTGTCTGCAACTAATGGCGATATGATTTACAACTCGACTACAAACAAGTTCCAAGGTTATGCAGCCGGCGCTTGGGTAGACTTACATTAAAGGGGACATGAATGGCTGAAAAGTATTACCAGCTGGGAACACACAACAGTGAACAATGGACTGAAATCCATAACGAACTTTGCGAAGCAACAAGTGGATTAGCAAATATACCAGATAGAGCTTGTACTTGTACAGATGACAAAGCACACAGTCCAACCAGAGGTACTTTTTTGTTAACAGACGAAGAAGCAGCAACTCTAAAAGAAGATCCAAGAGTGAAGTTTGTGAACGTCGATTATGTAATGTATCCAGAAACTTATGCTCCTCCGCCAGACGAGTTACAAGCAACTACACCCGATTTAATCAACCGTTTTGGTGGTGCAGTTAAAATATATAGAGAGTTCGAAAATAGTAATACACTTCCTGGCACGCCAGATTCAACTGATTATAACAGGACAGGTTTCCAGCTACTACGCCATATGAAAAAACTAGATCTATGGGTAGAAGAAGGAAGAACAGACAACTATGTTTATAGTTCTCAAGTTGAACAGTTTGCAGATGGAAGAGATGTAGATGTTATTGTTGCAGATGACGGCGGCGGATGGATAGGCCATCCTGAGTTTCAAAATAACTGCTCAGGATCTTCTGCACCTTATGCATATGTCGGGGGTAATGTTCTGCCAGGAGATGGAACATGCGATGTACTAGATTTAGTATTAGATGCACCTTACTATTTAGATCCAGATTATTTTGATGCAGATCCTAGCAATAGACTTACAACAAGATGGGATAACACACTTGTTCCTGTAGAAAGTTTTGCACGTGACTGGTGGATAAGCACTGCAAATAGAAGTGCAATTTTTAATGCAAAGTTTCCTTCAGCAGGTACTACAACAGCAGTTACAAGCAGTTATACACGCAGTTATTGCAATGGCAGTAACACAGCACAGAGCAGCGTAGGCACCCACTGTACGCCCTGTATGGCGCTTACATACGGTAGAACACAAGGCTGGGCATACAATGCTAATAAATGGGTTTTAAACTTATATGGTACAAATGGTTCAGATATAGAACGTGGATTTGATATTCAAAAGATTTTTCATAACACAAAACCTACTAATGCAAAATACGGCACACAAGATCCAACAATAAGTTCAAACAGTTGGGGGTATAGAGCAAGTAAAGGTACCACAAACGGTTATTATCACTTCCGTACAGACGCACCTGTACAATATGGTGGAACAGGCGACGAGCCGACATTTATCGATCATATGGGATCTCAAGGTGATTTAGGTCGCTGGAAAAGCGAAATGAAAACCAACTCACTGACAACTGCACTAGACGAACTTATAGACTCAGGTGTAATATTTGTTTGTGCTGCTGGTAATAGTAATCAAAAACAAGTGAACTGGGATCATCCTGATTTTAACAACTATGTAAGTGACATTAGTACCAGAGACTTAGAAGACACAAGTTACTTTGAGTTTAGTGTAGAAACTACTGGCACAACGAACCGTAGAGGATTTCCACAGCAAGGTGGAAAGACACTTGGCGCAGGCAGTACTTACACCGTAGATGCAACCAACAACGGAACGACTGCCTACACATTGAGCAACGGTACAGACAGAGATGGTGCAGTGTCTGGTGATAATGCAGGTATCAACATAAGAGTAGGTGATACAATTTCAATTACAAACAATGCTAGTGCAAGTCATCCAATGTATTTAAAAACTGTACAAGGCACAGGCACCGGAGACCAAGTTACAGGTGCAACAGGACAAGGTGCAAGCGAGGGTAGTACAGTAAGTTGGACACCAACTGCTCACGGTACCTATTACTATCAATGTAGTGCACACAGTGCAATGAACGGTACAATTACTGTAGGTGCTAGAGAAACTACATATAAGACAATCAACATAGGCGCACTTGATGATGAATATGTAACCTCTAAAGAAGCAAAAGTAGGTTATAGTGACAGAGGTAATGGTATCGATGTATATTTTGCAGCAGATGGTACATTGGCAGCAAATAGAGCATATACATCCGAAGGTAGATATCCTGATACATATCCTGGTTTTACAGCGGATAGTGGTAGTGGTGCAGGTGTACCAGAAGATTGTGCATTTGGTGGTACTAGTGCAGCATGTCCAGTTGCAGCAGGGTTTATATCGTGTCTAGTTGGACTTAACAGGAACTGGACATATGCAGATGTTAAAAACTATTTTAATAGTTTAGATGCACAAGATAGTGCAAACTTTTATACAGGCACAGAATCTACAACTG